GGTCGGAAAAAGATAGAGCGAGATTCGAGGAGGCACAATGAAATCCCGCAACATAGCGCAAGATAACTATATTCTTGCGTACTACCAAGGAATTAAGGACGGGTCTATCTGTGTAGGGAGATGGGTAAGGCTAATATACGAGAAATTAGTGGCGGGAATCGAGTCCGGAGAATACATCTTCGACCAGAAGAAGGCGAATGCGGCTGTCGATTGGATTGAGGAGCACTGCTTTCATACGGAGGGTGTTCTTGCGCCTGGGAATCTCATATTAGCTTTATGGCAGAAGGCGTTTATCTCAGCCATCTTCGGTATAGTCGATGAGACGGGGAAAAGACAGTTTAGAGAAGTCGTCCTCATCATCGGACGGAAGAACGGCAAGTCTATTTTGGCGGCGGCTATTGCAAAATACGTCTGGTGGATAGACGGGGGGTACGGAGCGAGAGTCTACACTATTGCGCCTAAATTAGAGCAAGCGGATATCATCTACTCGAATATCTGGCAGATGGTTCAGTTAGACCCTGAGTGGCAGAAACTGAAGGAAATCGTCTCGGAGAAAGACCCGCACAATAAACGGGTAAACGACGACTCCGAACTGGCCAGACACAGAATGACCGACTTGTATCTGCCCTCCACCAATTCCACTGTCAAGAAGATTGCCTTCTCCGCACGGAAGTCGGACGGATTCAACCCTTCGTTATGTATATGCGATGAGATAGCTTCATGGGAAGGCGAGAAGGGTCTCAGACAGTATGAAGTCATGAAGTCCGGCATGGGCGCAAGACCGGAAGGGTTGATGCTCTCCTGCACTACGTCCGGATATGTGAACGACTCTATCTTCGACGAACTGGTAAAGAGGGCGACACGGTTCCTTTTAGGGGATTCCCATGAGAAACGACTTCTTCCCCTCTTATACATGGTAGACGACATAGAGAAGTGGGACGACATAAACGAACTCAGAAAGTCTAATCCCAATCTTAACGTCTCTGTGCCGGCGGATTACTTAATCGAGGAGATAGCAATAGCGAGGGACTCCCTCTCGAAAAGAGGGGAGTTCATCACGAAATACTGTTGCTTAAAACAGAACTCCAGTGTGGCATGGTTGCCCACCCAGGTCGTGGAAAGGGCGACCGGAGACGAGATAACACTTGAGTCGCTTAGAAGCACATACGCAGTTTCCGGAGTAGACCTCTCGCAGACCACAGACCTTACATCCGCATGTGTTGTTGTTGAGCGGGATGGGGAGTTGTATGTGGTCTCGCATTTCTGGTTGCCTTCCGAGAAGATAGACGAGGCGTCCCAGAGGGATGGGGTGCCGTATAACATCTACATCCAAAGAGGTTTCCTCTCCCCATCCGGAGACAACTTTGTGGATTACAGAGATGTATATAACTGGTTCGTCTCTCTGATTCAGGACTACGAGATTTTACCTTTGAGGGTAGGGTACGACAGGTACTCCGCTCAATACCTTGTCCAAGACCTTGAAGCGTATGGGTTCGTAACAGACGACGTATACCAGGGAGAGAATCTGTACGGAGTCCTCATGGAGTGCCAGGGACTCCTGGAGGACGGAAAGATACACATAGGCGACAACGACCTTTTGAAGATACATCTCCTCAACTCGGCCATTAAGATGAGCACAGAGAGAGGGAGAGGGAAGCTAGTGAAAGTATCCCCGGGTGCTCATATAGACGGGTGTGCGGCTCTTATAGACGCCTTAACAGTTCGACAGAAGTGGTACTCGGAGATAGGAGACAGACTCAAAAATTGAGGTGAAGTAATGTCCTTGTTTGATTGGCTGTTCGGAAAGCGGCCGGAACCGAAAGGTGACTTCAGTACTTTCCGGATGCTGAACGGGTACGTTCCGAGATTCACCTCCTTCACGGGAGGGATGTATGAATCGGAACTGGTACGGGCCGCAATCAATACGATTGCGACTCACATTTCCAAACTGCATGTGGAGACGAAGGGAAGCGCAAAACCCTCGCTCCAGATAAAACTAAGCCATGGGCCGAACGAGTTCCAAACGTGGAGTCAATTCCTCGCAAGAGCGGGAACAATCTTCTTCATGAACAATACTCTGTTCCTTACCCCTATATGGGATGAGTACGGAGAGATATCCGGTGTATACACACCCCTCCCCAATAAAAGCGAGATAGTCCAGTACAACAAAACCCCCTATCTAAAGTACACGTTCGGATGGGGAGAAACTGCCGCAGTGGAGATGGAGTATGTCGGCATCATGACTCGGATGCAGTACCGAAACGACTTCTTCGGCGAGTCGAATGCGGCACTTCTTCCTACTATGGATTTGATTCACATTCAGAACCAGGGCATAGAAGAGGGAGTAAAGTCGGCGGCTACTTACCGCTTCATGGCGAAGACCAAGAACTTCACAAAGACGGAAGACCTTGCACAAGAGCGTCAGAGATTCACTGCGGCGAATCTTTCCAAAGACGCCAACGGCGGAGGTCTTCTTCTCTTCCCCAACACTTACGACGACATTAAGCAGATAGACGTCAAACCGTGGGTGGTGGACGCTGACCAAATGTCCATCATTAAGGATAACGTCTTTGAATACTTCAATGTCAATGAGGACGTGTTGCAATCCAAGTTCGACTCGGAGGGTTGGTCGGCCTTCTACGAGTCCGTAATAGAACCATGGGCACTACAATTTTCCGAGACCATGACCAGACTCCTTTTCACCTTCCGTGAGCAATCTCAGGGCAACATGGTCATGGCCACGTCCAACCGACTCCAGTACATGTCCAATGCGGATAAGTTAGCCGTCTCCGCTCAGATGGCCGACAGGGGCCTCATGACTCGGAATGAGATTAGGGAGATTTGGAACCTTCCGCCTCTCCCCGAACCCTTCGGTTCACAGCTTCCGGCCAGAGGAGAATACTACAATGTAAACGAAAGTGAGGATAACACTGATGAATGATTACCTTGTTTACACGAACAACGGGTACAACGAGTACCTGGGGCCGTCCAGTGCGTACACGGACATTAAGTCGGCCAACATGAGAGGCGTAAGATGCGCTCTGTGGTTGTGCACCGATACCGGAGCACTGTACGCCTACGACGACGTGAACGGTTGGGGAGACACCCCGCTTACCACTCTCTCGTAAGGGGGGATTCCCATGTTTAACTTTATGCGTCGGCCTCCTCTGAGAAGGCTGATGCTCATGAAAGCAATAGGCGGTGGAGGGAGTTGGTCTACCATCACGGGCAATCCCGTCCAGTTCACCGCACTCGCTTCGCCCCTCAAATCCCTCTCCGCATCATTCTCGCCCGTTCAAGCAAGTGGTACTCCGTCACCCGATAATCCTTTGCCTATAAGCGGATGGGATGGAGTGGAGGTGTGGTTGACGGGGAAGAATATGATTGACCTGTCTGCCCTTGCGACAACGAATCTCATTTATGAGAACGGCGTGCTTTCGGGAGCGGCTTCCGACTTTGACAGCGCATACGGAACAAAAGCGAAAGCAATTCCGTTCCCTGTCGGAGCAAGTCGGCTTACCCTTTCGCTTGAAGCCTACACGGACGGCAATTCTTCCACAACTGGAAATGGCCTTGTTGCTCGGTTCTTTTATGATGATGGGTCAACCTCGGCTACGATTTTCCTCAATTCCGACACAGAATACACGGCGAAAACATTGACGTCAACAAACGGGAAAAGAGTTTACGGTGTTTCCTTGACATACGGTTCGGGGAACGGGAACATCTGGCACATCCGCAACATGATGCTGAACATCGGAACAACCGCCGAAACCTACACCCCCTACACAGGCACATCCATCTCCCTGTCCTTCGGCAGTACCCTCTATTCGGGCACCATCGACCTGCTGACGGGGGTGGTGACGGTGGATATGGCTGAAGTGGATTTGGGAACGCTGACATGGAACATAGGAAACAGAAACACCGAAAACACAGGGCGGATTTTCTATGTGACGGGGCTTTCTGTCGGCGGGACAACGTCTTTGTGTTCCATGTTTAGCAAAACGTCCTTAACATGGGAATCCATGCACGTTAACACTTATTATTTGGGGGCAACGGGGGCGCTTCTTGTGTGCGCTGATTATAGCGATAAAAGCGCATTCACCGCCGCTATGTCGGGCGTCCAGCTCGTCTACGAACTCGCCACCCCCATGACCATCCAACTAACCCCCGAACAGGTTTCGTCTTTGGCGGGAGAGAATGTGATGTGGGGAACGAACAACGGCAATCTGACGGTGGAGTATAGGAGTGCGTGATATGGGTGA